AGGTCCCCTAGAACTGAAAAGCGTTTTTAAAAGTCTTTGTTACTATGTTGTTAAGCACAATATTAGTAATTATGAGCAGATTGCTCAGACTTACCTCTCAGCTCGGCGTGAGTGGAGTCTTCATGGGAGAGAAGTGTTTGACAATTGTGTCAATAAGATGGAAAAAATATTCGATGATCCTAAGAATGTTAGAATTAGAGATTTCTTTATTTCCAAGCACTATCTCAACTATGACGACACCCTTGCATGGGTGTTAGAGCTAGATACAGATGAAGAATAATGTATATTAATCATTTTTGAATATGTAGAACTGGCTCAAATTATTATAGTCCTAAACCTTATGGTGTGAAACTCAGTTATCCTGACGTTGACTTCAGTACCAGAGTGGAAAACTGGCGACTGCTCGTGAATAAGATCTGAGAACGCCGATAGTGAATACCTCTTAAGAGTACTAGAGAAGTGTGCACGGTAAACGTCAAGCTGCCCGGAGCATCATTTGTCCCTGTTAGTGTAAATAAACCTTCCTGTACATGGCCTCAGGGCACTGATATATTAGTAGAGGACTTGCAGCTCTGAATAATTTTGTTTTATGTAAAAATCAATTTTGTGTATATATTTTATTTTATTTTGTATTATTAATTTACTTAAAATTTTTAAACCACAATGAATTCTATTAACATTTTTGGGCAAGGTAAGAGCTGCCACAATTTTGAAGAGATGTTTGCATTTGAAGTTCAATCAAACTTTGGTGCAACCAACTCATCCGTACATGCTTCTAATAGCATGCATACAACAATCTCAGGGGGAGGTGCCTCTGTGATTAAAGCCCTGGATGATGGAATGTCCAGTGATGCTGACATTGGGAATTTTCTGAGTCGAAAAGTGCGTATTGCACAGCAGACATGGACCCCCGGTGCCAGTTTTACTCTTGTTCTCAAACCATGGGAAGCGTTTCTAAATAATACAGCCGTTCAAAACAAGTTGGCAAATTATTATCTGCTGAAGGGAGACTTAGAAATTACCATTTTGGTAAATGGGACTCCTTTTCATGCAGGTATGCTGCTAGCTAGTTATTCATATATGAGTGTAGTCTCCGAAATCTTTACAGCGGGAGGTGACACCCATTCAGTGACGAGGTCTCAGAGACCCCATTGCTGGTTGAATTTATCTACGGACAAGAGCGGTTGTATCTGTGTGCCGTTTTTCTCCCCCACTCCTTATTTGAGTTTGGGGGATGCAACAACTTCTGCTGCTGATTTAGGAACATTGAATATTGACTCATTAAGACCTTTAATACAGATAAATGCTGGATCAGATGTAGTTTCAATAGCTGTGTTTGCAAGGTTGGTTAATGTTAAATTAACTGCACCCACTCAGAGAGTTGTCACAATTAGTGGAAATTCTCAGGTGGATATTGAGTCATTGTTCGTTTTTGAGGTCCAAGCTGATACAAGCAAAAATCCTGATGATGAGTATGACACTAAGGGTGTTATCTCAGGACCTGCTTCAGCTATAGCGGATTATGCTGGTTATTTCACCAACATTCCCTATATTGGACCTTTCGCTACTGCCACTCAAATGGGAGCGACAGCCGTTGGAGGGATTGCCCAGTTATTTGGGTATTCTCGTCCAATACAATTGGCTGATGTTATGCCAATGAGAAACACTGTAGTAAGCAGTCTTGCCCTTACTGAGGGGGGTGATACCTCTCAGAAACTGAC